GGAGGTGTTAGTGTGAAAAATCAAATGCAAGATGAAAGCGGCAAAACTCGTGTTTTCTGTCGATATATCGTAAAGAACGGCAAACGTATTTATCCTAAACATGGAAAATACTTTTCTTTCTTGGTAGATGACAAGAAAATTGCGTAATGCTTCCTTTCAAGGGATGTNAATTTTCCATGCCACTTCCCCGGTATCATACGCGGATTTTCCCCTTTACTGTCAAATATCAATCTTCCACACTCCGAGCACAACGGTTTCCCTTCAAACTCCTTTATATTTGCATCATACTCTATGGGAAAGATTTTATGTACAACAGGCCAATAATCCGATGTGGCTGTATTCTCAACACAACCACATTTGCTACAAATAAACAGTGGCATAATCAATATCTTTTTCCGTTCAACTTAGGTCTTAGTTCATTGTATCTCATCTTCTGTTCAATAAACCACTCAATATCTATACAGTTGAAGCGACAATAGACAAATATTTGCTCTATAACGTTGTATATCCTTATGTCCAACGGAGAACATTCATCTAACAACTCTTGACATAAGAAATAGGCAAATTCGGGAATAGGCTCTTTGAAATCCTCTTCATTCCATCCCGGTGCATCTATACTATCCAATGTAGGAAGATAAATTTGTTTCAGTCCGACAAGATCAAGGCAACGAATCACAGTGTCACTTAATTCATCTTCGTATGAATCTTTGATATATTTTTCAAAACAGAACTTGAAATTGACATCATCGTGCGGTTCTTCATCCTCATAAGAAGATTTGAAAGATTCTCTGTCGGCATGTTTCCCTTTTCGGTCCGCTTCCACAGCTTCCATAAGCTCGGAAATGATAAGACAAAGAAAATGTTCATTACTCAGTTCTTTATCGTGGAAACTGTGCTCGCAAGCGGTCTTATAAACTCTATCCCGTAGTTTGTTTAAATTAATATTATCCATAATCATATAAGTTTTAATGCTTCCTGTAATCCTGCTTCAAGTGCGTCTTCGTAGACATCCCATTTACCACCATCATTAGGTCCTTCATAAACAGAACTGGCTATATGAGTTCCATTGTCAGCTTTAGATATTTCGTAACCATAACCACAAGCACAGTTATATACACATATATGAATGTTTTTGGTTTCACGTATCCACTTTTGTGCAACGGATTTCGGAGGAAATTCTATATCCGTAAACATCCCTTTCTCTTTCAGCAACTTAGCTGTTTCTAATGTCACTAGTTCTTCGGTCATAACTATTTCTTGTTTAATTCATTCAACACTTTCTTTACTAATTCATAGCGTGGTAATTGCCAATCCTTCGCAATATCATCTATTTTATCGTCATAATGATTGTCGTAAACATACTGATTAAGACTATCAATAAATCCATCATCGTCAAGTCCTTCATCGCAATCATCAAACATATCAAGTTCACAGGCTAACTCGGAACATTCACAGTGAGATACCCAGTCATAAACACGACCGTCATAAACATTGGTCTGTCTGTTGTATTTTTCTCCAACGGAAATTACTCCACCGCAAAAATTGCACCTGTGCTCTTTACGAGCGACAGGAGTTTTATCTCTTAACACTTTCATAGTTATTCTCCTTTCTTCTTTTCACATTCTTCACAATGCAACTTGTAAGCATGGGCAAACATCTTTAACGTAACAGGTTCAAAGTGAAAATCCACCTGTTTATCTTCTATGACAACAGAAACACACAATTGTCTATCGCAAAAATCAATATATGCCTCACCACCTCCATCTCCGTTAATGGAAAGTGTTTGTGTCTGTACGCTATTCATAATTATTCTCCTTTAATCTTTTAATTAGGGCATCAGCGCAATTAAGCGAATATTTAGCGACTACATCAGAATTAACACCATAGTCGTTTGCTATAACAATTTTAATAATGTCTTTTGCCAATTCGTACCTACGTTGTTCCCAATCAATGTTTTCACTAAAAAAATTAAGTTCTGACACCTTGATATACATGTTTCCCACCAATGCAGTACCATCATCATATAAATCCTTAATCTCTACAATTTCTCCAGTTGATTTTATTCTTGCTTTCATTGTTCCTCCTTTGTTTTAAAGTGTTCAATCAGTTCGTCTACAGTAGCCTTGTGATAACGTCCTGAAATAATGGTTGCATTATCCCAATTTTCATCCCAAAAGAACATAATGCCTTTTGGCTCTGTGAAATAATGATCGTTACCAATAGAATCGTCATAAGAAACGCTAAGAATGGAATCTGTTATAAACCACTGCATGTAGTTACTATCATCCCTCAATGCAGCGATAGCCAGGAATAGTTCTTCATTCGTTCCGCAATCAATACCATTACAGTCGTTGAGCGATTTTATATCATTAACCCAATTATCGCTACATTCGAGATTGTCGTATTCTATTGAGGAAAGCATTTTATATCCAATCTCTTCTAGCTTTTTTCTAAGTGCTTCGGTATTCTTTCTTATAAAGCACGGTGTTGTAAATCCCATAATTATTCCTCCTTCCCAACTTTAACATATCCGTTTTCGATGCACCAGCACAGCATTTCGTAGGCTGCATCAATAGGCTCTTTACTCTCTGTAATCTTATAAGGTTCCATATACAAGCACGTATAGCTATCTGCAAGTTTTTGCATGGTCAAAACTTGATTGCCGATGAAGCAA